ATCTTTGCTCTATTTACTAGAGTTACCATTTCAAACCCCTTATTTTAAGTTAAATTATGAAGGGTCAGGTATTCCGATATCAAAGCTCGCTAGTGTAAAAGTGTTTCCATTAGTTACTGCTTGAGAAGCCGTAAGAGCGCCTGTGACCAACAATCTACTATTTGTAGTGTCGATAATCGCATAATGCGTTGCTGTGCCTGTTGCTGAAACTGCGCCATCTGTTATTGCCGCAACGGTAACTTTTCTACCGCCACCACTTCTATCCGCAGGAGCCGCTATACTTAAAGATGTAGAAGCACCTAAAGCATGAGTTGCATTTGCAGAAGCAAAAGTCGTAGACTCTTGTGATGTTACTGTAATTTTATTTGCTTCGGTATCGAGAACGGTAAGCCCATTATCAAATACGCGGTCTGCTATTGTAGCCATATTATTAAACTCCTAGTATTTTCGCTATAATGTAAAATAGCCCAAATTTTGAGAAAACCCGATTGGGCAATGAAAATACCGTATGGCATTGATAGCAACTTATCAGTATTGCGGTTCTTTATCAATAATTAGTTTTTAGTTAAATTAAGACGGCTTAATAGGCCAAGTTATATTTGATGGGTCTGGGGTGTTAGCAGGTAAATCTAATAACTCAGACCTATATGTTTGCCATTCTGTTTTCTTACTAGAGCTTAATTCATCCCACCTTAAAGCATTAGAAACAATAGGGTCTACATCATATTGTAATCTTGTGTTTCTTTCCATTCTTAATTCTGCGTATAAGCGAGCCTGTTCCCTTGTGGTATTTTTTACCCACGCTCCATCAGTGTAATCATAATCTTCACTAGGTCTTTTTGCTACTTCTATTGTTCCAGAAGGATAAGCCGCAACAACTTCTGCGCTAGGTGTAGCAATACATTCCCAATAATCTGTTCCTTTTAAATAATACATTTTACGTTAACTCCACCCATGAACTGTCAGCATCAGTATGTCTACCGCCATAATAATAAGAATTATTTGGAACAACAAAAGTAACAGACGCTTTTTCATATTGACCTGTTCCATTACCAAAATCAATCATCAGCATCGCTCCAGTAGTTGATGCGCTTGTATTTACATAAGCCTTATAGCCTCCACCTGTTGACGCTATAGTAACTACCATTGGTTTACCCGACGTGTTATGATACCATGTATTGTTTGCTCTATCTGTAGAATTGTAAGATGTATAAGTCGTTCCTATGTCTGCATTTTTTAACGCCGTTACTTTAGCCTCTGTCAGCTCGTCTAAATCAACTGTCTCTGCGGCACTTGTTGTATAAGTTATATAAACATTCCCTGCCGAACCATTACCACCACTATTTACATGAGTTCCGCTAGTTGCTGACGTAGAACCATTTCCTGCCGCTCCTTTAGAAAAATACACCCTAGCCGCTGAACTCATTGAAAGCTCTGAGCGTACTATAGTTGCAGGAGTGCTTGCATGGCCTCCTTCTCCTGCGTAAAGAGCATCCTGTCCAGAATTTAACCAACCGCCATAAGGTCTACTTCCTGCGCCACCACCTCCTGCTCCATATCCGCTCGCATTTCCCCCTGTAGACTGAGAAGCTCCTGCCGCTCCTCCTGTTCCAACTGCGCTTGAACCACCTGTAGCAACGCCGCCAGAAACGATATTAGAGCCATTCTTACCTCCTGCGCCGCCTGTAGATGTTACAGGACTGCTAGAACTAGCAACTGTAATGCCTCCAGTAATATAAGCAGTTGAGTTTCCTCCGTTTTGCCCGACGCTTAGATTGTTATTAGATATGTCTGAAACAGTGCCACCGCCGCCGCCACCACCTCCATAAATTGTAACGGTAAATCCTGTAGCCGCCGCAGGAATGTCAAAATAAGAACCATTAAGACTGCTTTGTGGAACAACTGTGACTGTAGAAGCTCCCACTTTTATAGTAGGGTTGTTTAGTTCAAATGTGTCTTTATCCATTAACATAGATTGTTTATTTGAACTTGTTGCGTTTGAGTCGTTTAAATAAGCAAACGCATAATTCATATCATTGTCAGAACTATCCAATCCTTCTGGATTTCCTAGATATATGCCCTCTCCCTGCAAAGGCTCTGTCATGCTTTCAGCATAATAAGCCGCACCATCTTGAAACTGTAATTGATTTTCTACAACCAAAAAATTTGAACTAATAGTTCCGCTTGTTATTTTATCCGCATTCAATTCTTGCGCTTGAACAAATCCTGTCTCAATCTTTGCCGCAGTTACTGTTCCAGAAGCTATTATATCTCCGTCAACTGACAAGCCATTAGGAATGTTAGTTACATGAGCTGAATAGGTATTTGTAGTTGGAAAATATCTTCGAATACTTACTTTGGATGCGTCAGAGCTTTGAACAAATTTTATTACATATATTCCATGTCGTGACATTAAAGGCAAAGATGCCGCAGTAAAACTACTGCCAACGAAAAATTCATCCATTGCAGTTACTAAGGCGCTATTTAACTGCGTAACTGTTGTTCCAGAGTCAGTAGGGTCTTGAGAGATTGAAACCTGTATACCATAAGGAACGCTTCCATTCCCAACTTCTGGAAAATGCGTTAATGTTGTAGCTGAGTTTGTAGTACCTGTATTATCGGAAAAAGCGCTACTGTTACCGCTCAAATCAATAGCAGTTATATAATAAAACCTTTCTGCTTGATTGCCTAAATTATGGTCAATAAATTCTAAGCCACGAATTTCGGCAATTTTTTGACTTGAAGAAGGACTGCCCGTAGACGCTGTATATCTGTGAATATTAAAATGAGATAAATCATTTAATACGCTGTTATCTGTGTTTTGTGTAGGCTTTGTCCATGTTAGTTTTATAGATTGATATAAGCCTTCTGCCGTAACGGAAGTTGGCGGTTTCGGCGCTAATAAATCCTGTGATGTTACTGTAACTGAACTAGCAGGGTCATCATCCCAACCAGAATAGTATCCTAAATTATTTCTAGCTCTTACTTGATAATTGTAACTTAATCCTTTTTGAACTCCTATAAGCTCATACTGCAAGCCACTTGTCTTTACGATTGTATAATAAGTATCAGTAGATAATTTCCAAGCAAATTCATAGTCATCTGTTACATTACCTGTTGTAGCCGCAAGCCATGAAAATATTATTTTTGTTGTAGAAAATCCATCTTTATTTTGTTGTGTTGCTTGTGTTGGACTTTGCATAATAGGTTTTCCAACCGTAAAAGGGCTTGGAAGCGTTGTGTTATTTCCTGTTATTGCTGAATAGTCATTCTCCACCCAAGAAAAAGCCGTGCTTGAAGTCTCCCTGAGAGTTAGATTAACACCTACATTATCACCAACAGTAAAATTCCAACCAACAACTTCAAATTCTTTGTTTGTCCAACCATATCGAGCAAGTGTTAGTTTAACCGTGTCTCCTGCCTGTATATCAAACGCTTTAATACCGAAAGACGCTGAAAACGTCATTTGCTCTCTGTTTCTTAATAACGCCTGTTTAGCTAGTCTTTGTGCTGTTGCTGAACTTGATGTAAGTGGTAATGGTAAGTCTAATATACTTTCTTGACTATTATCCTCAGTGAGCGCCGTAGAATTTTGATACTCTGGATAATCTACTAAAATGTAGTCTTGAGCCGCATCAGCAAATTGACCTTGAACTGTATTGAAGGCATCACGCCTAGACATCCTAGTATCGAGGTTTAACCCACTTCGTAAGTCATCTATTGTGAGAGCGGTGCTTCTTGCGGTTTGATAGCCAACCATCAACTTCCAATAACCTTGACCCCAAAATAATGTACCGCCACAAGCCGTTATCATTGTATTTAATATTGATTGTGGTGTGGAGCTTGTTTGGACAACTCCATTTATATCAAATGGGTTTACAGGGTCACTTCCAACAGCAACAGTCGCGCAAGCATTAGCCGCCGCAATAAAACTCGCATCATTTATTTCTGATTGTGGTGAATTTACGCCGTAATCGCTTGTTAAATAATCTCTTATACAAA